GGCAAGGGCAGCAGCTGCAATGGGGTACACCCGTATCGTGACATACATCCTGGCGTCTGAGACTGGCACTTCGCTGCGGGCGTCGGGGTGGACTAAGGACGCAGACGCACGCGGGGGCAGTTGGTCGGTGCCCAGCCGCCCCAGGATCGACAACCACCCACTGGAGCCTAAAACCAGATGGGTGCGGTATTTAGGAGGGAAGCATGCAGGTTGAACTGATAGACCACATGGGCAAGGACTTGTCGGTGGTGAACGCTGCGCGGGTCAGCTTCGCCAAACGCAAAACGGTGCTCGATGAGGCGGACGAGAAGCTGGTTGCCTATCTGGCACGGCATGACCACTGGTCCCCCTTTGCCCATACCTGCCTGTCATTCCGCGTCACCGCACCGATCTTCGTGGCGCGGCAGTTGGCGAAGCACCAGGTCGGGGCCGCGTGGAATGAGGAAAGCCGCCGGTACATCGACGGGGAACCGACGGTTTACTACCCCGACGCTTGGCGGGAGCGTGCGGAAAACGTCAAGCAGGGATCTGGTGGCACGCTGCACGCCGGGGATTCGTTCCTGACTGACATGATCTATAACACCGTCGTGGGTGATGCCCTGCGGGCCTACCAAACCCTCCTGAAGCGGGGGGTGGCACCGGAACAGGCCCGCATGGTGCTGCCGCAGGCTACAATGACCAGTTGGGTGTGGACGGGATCGCTGCTGTTCTTCGCCAGGGTCTGCCAGTTGCGCCTGGAAGATCACAGCCAGAAGGAGACCCGCGACGTGGCCGCGCAGATCGCCAAGCACTGCCGCCGGAAATTTCCCATCTCATGGGCCGCTTTGATGGAAGGAACAAAGGCATGAACCTGCTGTTAATCTCAGCCCTGGTGCTGATTATCCTGATCGTCTGGGTGGCTAGCCATGCCTGATCTGGTCGCGCGCATCGAAGCGCACTTGCAGAACGATGACGCCAGCCAGCGATGGCTGGATTCCGATAATCTGCTGGAGGAGGCGCAGGCTGAGATCGAGCGCCTGCACGCCAAAGACCAGCATTGGGACACCCACCTGGGCACTGCGCACGCCGAGATCAAGCGGCTGACCGCGTGCCTCCGGTGGGAACAGAACTGGCTGGAGCGCGTCGGCACCCACAGCGAGGGCTGCTGGCAGTGGGGGCCGGGACACTATCAGTGCGCCATCCGGCACATCGAGGAGATGGGACGATGATCACCCGTGCCACCACCCGACAGAACGGGAACATGCAGTCGAGGATGGCCCAGTCTACCCTGGCTGGCAAAGAGATGTGGACCCCGCATGAGGTCGAGCAAATCTTGCAGGGCCTGGCGCTGGGGGAGACAAACGACTTGCTAAAGCTGCGGGTGCCCAACCGATCGCTGGACGCAGTGGGCAACAAGGCCAGGATGCTGTTGCGGGCAGATAGCTGGAATGCGGCTGAACTGCGCGCCTTGTATGCGGGCGTTGAGGCCAACAAATCCGCCGCTGAGATCGCCGCAGACATCCCCACTCGCACGCCCCGTGCCATCAGGGCACAGCTGCTCGCCAACGGCTTGAAGGCCAGGTCCATGGAACTGGGTCCGAAAGCCCTGCCCGATGGCCGCAGCCGGCGGAAGGAGCGGGTGATCCGAGCGGAGAAAGAACAGTACACCGAACGCCGTTGCATGACGTGCAACGCGAAGTTTTTTAGCTGGGGCATAGGCAACCGCCTGTGCAACGAACACCGGAGGGAAGGGTAATGGATATGGAAAAAGTGAGCGTGTACATGGCGATACTGGGCCTGGTCATAATCGGGGTTGTCTGCATGGCTTTGCAGTCCGATTCCGAGGACCGCAAGGCATTCATGAACGAATGCCAGACTTACGGAATGCCGCATTACCAGTGCATTTCCATGTGGCGGAAGGGTGCGGCACTTCTAATTATCCCGGCTCCAACTCCTATTTATCATGGTGCAGAGTGATGGCAACGCATGCTCAAGGGTCGCTTCAGTTCCCCTTTGATGAACTGAACATCACCTACAACCACCACCCGCTTACCTGCGAAGGGTACATGTGGATCGACTTCACCGGGGAATATGACGGTGAGACGCGCACATGGGAGTTCGACTGGAAGTACGATGGCCTGTCTGACATCACATGCTATGACTCTACCGGTACACCCATACCATTGGCGGGGCGCCAGCACCGTATCGAGCCACTGGTGCGTGCCGCACTGGATGATTACCACTCCGACATCGAGGCCAAGATCCATGACACCATCACCAGTCTCTAATACCTGTGACCAGTGCTACCATTGGGACAATGACGGCATGTCCCCGTATGGCGTCTGCCGCAAGAACCCACCCACCGGCTCAGGCTGGCCGCGCGTCAGCCGCAAGGACTGGTGCGGGGAATGGTCCCCGGCAGAGGTTGGTCTAGTGCCGGAAGCACAGGCTGGACCCGTGAGCAATCCTCTGCCGCCTGGTGAATCTGTCGAGGCTACTACTGAAAAGCGCCGCCCCGGCCGGCCTAGAAAGGTAGAAACCTAAGCCGCCAGGTTTAACTTTTCACCGCTTTGCGCAGCCATCCTGTGCAAACTCAGAGAAGGTAGGATTGTGATGGATGAAGAAACAAAGTTTAAGGCGAATCAGGAGAAGTTGCTCCTGAAGATCAAGGCCAGCTTCGGCTTCGACACCATGCTGCTGGTGGGCGTGAAGCCCGACCCCGAAGACGAGGACGCCGAATCGGTGTACCTGATCAATGACCGCGTGGTGCCGGAAAGTGAGGCCATCGTGTACCTGATGCGGGCCATCGAGGTGCTGCTGGAGGCGCTGACAGATCGCCCGAAGATCCACTGATAAGAAAAGAGGGACACAATGAGAGTGCTAGACCTATTCAGCGGAATAGGGGGCTTCTCGCTTGGACTGGAACGCGCGGGCATGACCACCGCTGCGTTCTGCGAGATCAACCCCAAAGCCAGGTTGGTGCTGCAAAAACATTGGCCGAAGGTGCCTGTTTATGAAAACGTCGAAACGCTCACCGCCGACCGACTCGCGGCAGATGGAATTTCCGTGGATGTCATCTGCGGAGGGTTCCCCTGCCAAGACATCAGTCTCGCAGGGAAAGGCGCAGGGCTTGCCGGGGACCGAAGCGGACTCTGGTTCCAGTTCCACCGGCTCATCGAGGAGATCCGCCCGTCGTGGGTCATCATCGAAAACGTTTCAGCCCTTCGCTCTCGGGGATTGGAGCAAGTCCTCGGGGGCCTCGCTGCGCTCAGGTACGATGCGGAGTGGCACTGTATACCCGCTTCCGCCGTTGGCGCCCCTCACCAGAGGGACAGGATCTGGATTGTGGCCTACCCCACGGGCGCAGGACGCGAAACATGGGGCGGCGACGGAATGGGAATTGAACACCAACCACGCGGGGACGAGGGACAGTCTCAGGGTGCATGTAGTCAAGCGGGCGCACGAATCTGCCGCACGTCTTTGGCCCACTCCTCATGCGAACTGCCACACGGGCGCGGGCCAAGCACCGAACAAACAGGGCGGGATAAACCTACAGACGGCAGTGCAGAGGTGGCCGACGCCAGCAGCGCGGGATTACCGGGGCGCAAATGGATACGAGACTACCTTGCAGAAACTCAAGGAAGGGGGCAGGCCGCACTTGGATCAGCTTCCGAATGCGGTCCAGTTGGCGGAAGGAAAAGCCATTCATGGCTCGTTGAACCCGACGTGGGTCGAGTGGCTGATGGGGTTCCCAAGCGGGTGGACCGACTTAAACAGCTAGGCAACGCGGTTGTCCCGCAGATCCCAGAGATGATCGGGAGGGCCATCATGGCGGCGCCAACATGAAAGCCTGGAAGCATCAACAAGATGCCCTAGAGCACCTGCTGGCTGGCAACTATCTGCTGGCGTGGGAGCCAGGCGTCGGCAAGACCCTACCCTTGCTGCAAGCAGCAAGCCAAAGAGGTGGCCGCTGCCTATACCTCGGGCCACCGGCAATCCGTAGCCAGGTGGCCCGCGAGGCAGTGATTTTCAACTGCTATGCGCAGCGCGACATCCAGGTGGTGCAATCCGGCAAGGACCGAATCGCGCCACAGGCACGGATGGTCATCTGTTCCTACGAACACACCGTCAACCCTGCGATATGGAAGCAGCTTTTTGCCCTCGACTGGTTTTCCTTAGTGCTCGACGAGGGCCACCTGTTGAAGAACACTGCCGCCAAGCGCACGCGGGCCATTTATGGGGCCACCGCCAAGTCGCCGGGGGCACTGTACAAGCGGGCAGATCGCGTGTGGGTTGCCACCGGCACGCCGCTGGTAAACGACCCCAGCGACCTGTGGCCCCATCTGTCCCGGCTGATGCCGCAGGTGCTGGCAGAAGCCGGTATCGGCACAAAGGCACAGTTCATGGAAAAGTTCTGCCATGTCCGCCAGACGCCCTACGGGCCGGTGGTGGTCGGGGGCAAGAACTTGCCGGAACTGCGCGCCTTGTTGGGGCCGGTAGTCTCCCGCGTCCATAAAGCGGACGTGCTCGAACTGCCGCCCCTGCAAATCACCGAAGCCTGGGTGCCTGCGGCTGATCTAGACCTCTCAGATGTTCCGCCGGAGGCCCTGCTGGAGTTGCAGGAGATGCTGAAAACTGGCGATGACACCAAACTGGAGCGATTCGCCCCAGCCCTCGCCACGCTGCGGCGTCGGATTGGCCTAGCCAAGGCGGTACATTCCGCCGAATTGGTTCAGTCAGAACTACAGTGTGGCGTCAACAAAATCATAGTCTTCTACCAGCACAAGGACGTAGGGGCTTTAATCGTCGAACGGCTCGCCGCCACCCAGCTTCTGCGGGCTGGCGGTGTAGCCCAGTACAGCGGCGGGCTGACGCAAGGGCGCAGGGACGAAATCATCAAGCAGTTCACCGGCGATTCAAAGTGCCGGGTGCTGGTGGCGCAGATCCAGGCGGCTGGAACGGGCCTGAACCTACAATGTGCTGAGAGGGTGTTGATTGTGGAGCCAGCCTGGACTCCAGCCTTAAATGAGCAGGCAATCGCTCGGGCCTATCGAGCGGGGCAGTCGAAGAAGGTATGGGCCAGCTATGTCTGCCTCACCGACTCTATCGACGAGAAGATCACATATACGCTGCTGAGAAAGCAGCGGATCATAGAAGGAGCACTTGGATGATGAAAATTTCGGTTGAGGGTGGCTCCATGCAGGAACTGCTGCAAAACATCGAGGCACTGCTTGGTGAGTTCGACGCGCTGGATAAAAACCCAGAAGCGGACCCCCTGCCCGTACTGGAGCAGTACGACCTGACCTGGGGCAAGATGTGGGCACTTGCGGATCGCTACGAGGCGGCGGGGCATTCGTTCGCGGATCTGCTGGAGAAGCACACCGGGGAGCGTGCCCTGCGCGAGGTGCCGATTGGGTCGTGGGCAGCGATTGCCAGTGCCGCCAAGGGGCAGCTAGTGGTCGATGGGTTCAGCGGGGCTTCGTGGTGAGCGGGCATTCCCGTTTCGGGGCGAGCGCGGCGCACCGCTGGATGCGGTGCCCCGGCTCCATCTCTGCAACCGAAGGGCTGCCAAACGTCTCTAGCCCTGCGGCACTGGAAGGTACGCTGTTACATGAAGCGGCTGCGCTGGTGCTGGAGTCGCACAGTCTGCGGGTCGATGGCCTCACAAACCATCCTGCGTTCATGCTGAATGAGGAACAGGTCGAGGTGGTGCGGCAGTACGTGGACTTGGTGAACGCAGAGAACACTGGTGATGGGCTGCTGATCGAAACCCGCGTGCAGATCCCTAGCTTTGCAGAGTTCACCGGCACCGCTGATGCAATCATTTATGGCGAGGATTGGCTGAAAGTCGTGGATCTGAAGTGCGGCAGGGGCGTGAATGTGGAAGCGGAGTATGCGGGCAAGGTTAACCCGCAGCTTGGTTTCTACGCCCTTGGTGCGATGGCGCAGTTCCCCGGCTGGAAGCCGGATGATATCGAGGTGATCATCTGCCAGCCCCGGTACGGTGGCGTCAAAAGCCGCATGGTAACCCTGGCGGAACTGCGGGAGTTGGAATCGGAGATGCTGGACGCGGTGGTGAAGGCCACCTCGGACAACCCGCCGTTTGCTGCCGGGAGCCATTGCAACTTCTGCCTGGCGCGGGCCACCTGCCCGACCCTGCGGGATTACGTTTACAAGCTGGCAAGGATGGACTTCGATGATTTCGCCACTGCACCTGTCTGAGGACGAGATCGCGGAGGTGCTGGAAAACGCCGACGTGATCGAGACGTGGCTTACTGCCGTGCGCGGGCTTGCGTATACTGCCATCGCTGATGGCCGGGATATCCCCGGCTGGAAGCTGGTCCCCAAGCGCGCTGTGCGCAAATGGAAGGATGCACGATTGGTGAAGCAGCGCCTTGCCAGTGAAGGTCTCACTGGGTTCCTTACGGAAGACCTGATCACTCCCGCCCAGGCTGAGAAGCTGGCGAAGAAGCAGGGAATCCAGTTGGACCTGTTCGACCTTGTTGACGCAGAATCCTCGGGCATGAAGTTGGCCCGTGAGACCGACAGTCGGGAAGCCGCGACCCGCACTGCCGCATCTGAGTTCGCGGAATAACCCCTATCCAATCTCGAAAAGGTACACAGCATGTCTAAGATTACCATTGGCCCAGGCCGTCTCAGCTTTCCCGCCATCTTCCAGCCGCAGCGCGAGGACATGGGTGGGAAGTATGGATTGACCATCCTGCTGCCCCCTGATTTTGACACTGCCCCACTCACCGCTGCGCTCCATGCCGCAGCCGTGGAGAAGTGGGGCGCGGATCAGAAGAAGTGGCCCAAGCAGATGCACGGTGCCAAGAACGTCATCCGCGATGCAGGCGACAAGGCCCACCTCGCAGGTTACGCAGAGGGCTGGAAGTTCATCTCGCTGAAGTCCAAGTCGCAGCCTGGCATCGTCAACGCCTCGCTTGAACCAGTGACAGACGAGCGCGAAGCATACGCGGGCCGCTGGTGTCGGGTCACGGCACGCGCTTATGCCTACGACAACGTGCTCAAGGGCGTGGGCTTCGGCCTCCAGAACATCCAGCTTCTGAAGCATGATTCGCCGTTCAGCGGAGCGGGTCGCCCGCAGGATGATTTTGACGCCATGGCGGAAGACCTTGGCGCAAAGTCTGGCAACGATTGGGACGATGACGCACCGTTCTGATCCCTAAGAATCGTCCCGTGGTCGGTGCCTAGCGGACCGACAGCGCCTGTTGGGGGACCGTAAAACACGGGATGGTCCCCTGCCACCTTGCCCGACGCTGCCGTGGGCTGGATCGATGATCCAACACGGGGCGTCGGGCGGGTGGGTTTTTCAGAAAGACCCCCATGCGCTGCCATCTGGACTTTGAAACCCGCTCAACCGTCGATCTGCGCCGGTCAGGGGTGTACCGCTACGCGGAAGACCCCACCACGGCAGTGATCGTCGTTTGCTGGGCCGTGGATCAGGAGCCGGTGCAGACGTGGCTCCCGCTCAAAGCACCGATGCCGGCGGATCTTCGCGCTGCCCTGCTGGACAACCAGTGCATTTTGGTCGCGCACAACGCAGGCTTTGAGCGCACGCTGTTCAACCGGAAAATTTCCATGGCCTACGGGGTTCCCGTAGTGCCGCTGTATCGCTGGGACTGCACCGCTGCACGCGCCGCCAGGATGGCCCTGCCCCGCTCGCTGGACGGGGCCGCGCAGGCGCTTGGGCTGGACGTGCAGAAGGACGCCGACGGGCACCGCCTGATGATGCGCATGTGCCGACCCCGCAGCGAGGACGAGGATGGGATCATTACTTGGTGGGATGACGATGCGCGCATGCAGCGGCTGGCCCAGTACTGCGCCACCGACGTGGAGGTGGAGCGCCTGTTGGACAAGCAGCTTCGCCACCTCGGGGATGATCGCCCCGTGTGGTCCCATACCGAGTTGATCAACGACCGTGGCGTCATGATCCACACTGCTTTCGCGCAGAAGGCGGTTGAGGTGGCCGGCATGGCCCAGACTGCGCTTAATGAGGCGCTATACACGCTCACGGGTGGCGAGGTGGGGGCGGCGAGCAATGTCGGTGGAATCAAGACTTGGTTAAGCCAACAGGGCATTAACGTGTTTGAGGGCAGCGATGAGTCCCTGAACAAAGAGGCCATCCAGCACCTGCTCAACAAGGAGCACTTGCCGGAAAATATCAAGGCCGTGCTGCGCATCCGCGCCCAGGGTGGCAAGTCGAGCGTAGCCAAGTACACCGCCATGCTGGATCGTGTGTCCGCCGACGGCCGCGTGCGGGGGAATCTGATGTACCACGGTGCCAGTACGGGCCGGTGGAGCGGGTCGGGCGTGCAGTTGCAGAACCTGCCCCGCGCCACCGTCAAGGACTGGGATGCAGCAGAGGCTACCCTCCTGCCGGTGGGTCCGGAGACATCCGGCATCCTGTCCCAGATGGTGCGGGGCACCATCGTGGCAGAGCCAGGAAGCCGGTTGATCTGGGCCGACTACGCTGCCATCGAGGCCAGAGGGGTGGCGTGGCTGGCGGGCCAGGATGACCTGGTGGACCTGTTCGCACGCGGCGGCAAGGTTTACGAGGCCATGGCGGCTTCGATCTATGGGGTGGACCCCAGCGAGATTGGCAAAGATTCAGTCGAGCGTTTCCTTGGCAAGACCGTGATCCTGGGCTGTGGGTACAGCATGGGTGCGGTGCGATTCCGGCAAGCATGCGCCGCGATGGGTGTTCATATCAGCGAGGAACTGGCAGAGCGGGCCGTGCGGACCTATCGCACCCTCTATCCCCAGATCCCGCTGCTGTGGCGCAGGCTGGAGGATGCTGCGGTTGCAGCAGTGCGCCGGCCCAGCAATGACACCACTTACGGCAAAGTGATGTTCCGCAGCGAGGGGGACTGGTTGATGGTTCGCCTGCCTTCGGGCCGGAAGCTGTTTTACCGGGAGCCGCGTGTGGTTGAGCAGGCTGGCCCCTTTGGGGTCAAGCCGGCTTTGGCATACATGGCCGTCAGCAGCTTCACCCGCAAGTGGCAGCAGGAGCGCACCTTTGGCGGCAAGCTGACCGAAAACATCGTGCAGGGCATATGCCGCGATCTGATCGCAGGTGCCATGCTGGCGCTGGAGCCGCGAGGCTATCCGGTGATCGCGTCGGTGCATGACGAGGTGATTTGCGAAGTGCCCCTTGGCACCGGCTCGCAGGAAGAAATGGTCGAGATCATGTGCCAAGTGCCGGACTGGGCCAAGGGGTTCCCGGTGGCAGCAGAGGCCAAGGAGGGGTTGCGCTATGGGAAGTGAGTTTAAGAAGGCAGACCGGAACAAACCACGCTATGATCTTATTCCCCCAGAACTGCTGCACGAAACAGCCGAGGTGCTGGAGTTTGGCCGCGAGAAGTACGGTGCCAACAACTGGGCACAGGGTGCGGAGTACGGCAGGTATTTTGCCGCCATGCAGCGGCACCTCTGGGCGTGGTGGGCGGGGCAGAAGTGTGATGAGGAATCCGGCCTAAAGCATCTGGCGCATGCCGCATGCTGCTTGGCGTTCCTGATGGCTTATGAACATCGGGGAGTCGGTACGGATGACCGGCCCGAAATGGAGAGTTTCAGAGATGCACGTTAGAACCGCCAACGACCTGGTAAAGGTCATAGACACCGCCCGCACGCTGCGGGGCAAGTCTGAGCGCGAGATGTCTGCCATCGCGGGCAAGTCGCCGTCCATGTATTGGTGGTGGAAGAAGAACGCCGGCACCACGCGCTTCCAAAGCGTGCTTGACTACTGCGAGGCGCTGGGCCTGCGGGTCATCATCGAACCCCTCGACTCCTGACAAAAAAATGCCTGCGGGTTTTATCCCGCAGGCAAGTCAGTATTAGGAGGACACACATGGAGAGTGCGGGGATAATATGACGCAACGCGCGACATTCGGTCAAGCCACCAGTGCATTCATTCAGCGTGGCAGTTTCCCAGCCGCCGACCTGCTGCCGATCATCCCGCCAGGCGCGAAGGTTGTTTCGGGGTCGGCAGTCGATCCCAAGCAGGTTGGCAAGATTCCGGGCCGGTACAACTTCCACACTGGCGAGTGGTGCGGCCTGACGGGGGCGTGGCCCACCATGGGCATCGGGCCGCAGGTGGTCGCTCGATCTGCATCCTGGCCCACCAGCAACGTGGGCCTGCGCGCAGAGAACTGGCCGGCTGTGGACATCGACGTTTCCAGCCCCGACGTGCGCGACCTCATCGAAAGCCTTGCCACCTTCCACCTTGGAAATGCACCCGTGCGGGAGCGCGGCGGGGCACCGCGTGCGCTGATGGTGTTTCGCCGTACCGGGGATGAGCCGATCCGCAAGAGCAGGATCGTTTTTCAGGATCAGATGGGGGACAAGCATGCGGTCGAGATTCTCGGGGCAGGGCAGCAGTACCTGGTGGCGGGGACGCACCCGACCGGCTCGGAGTATACTTGGCGAGAAGGTGCTGAGTTGGCTGCGTGGGGCGCAAACGGGCTTGCCAAGGTCACCTCGCGTGACGTGGTGGCGTTTCTCGGGGCGCTGACGGCAGAGGTCCACGCCAGAGGCTGGCAGATCGTCCAGCACGTCCAGATGCAGGGCGGATCAGCTAGCGGTGGCGTGGCCGTGGCCGATCTGGAACCCATCGTGCCGGTGGACGTGGCTCTGGCCGCGCTGCGGGTCATCCCCAATGACGCCGAAGTGTTCCCGATGCGGGAGCAGTTTGTCGAGGTGCTGGCAGCATTCCGCGCGACGGTGGGCCGGGAGAGTCTGCGCCCAGAGATCGTGCAGGCGGTGCGGGAGTGGGCAACCGCCCAAGACTGGGCAGACGAGGGGTACTTTGATGGGGTCTGGCGGTCCCTGACCCATGTACGTGTTGGCCCCGACCGGCTGTTTGGCCTGGCGCGCAGCTTCGGGTTCATAGATGATGCACGATTGGACTTTGAGGCTGATTTATCGATCACGCAGGAGAAGATCGCCGTGGCCCAGGACGCTGCCTCCGAGCAGGCAGAGAAGCTGGCAGCGATAGCCAAGCGGCTGCTCTATTGGGCAGAGCAGCAACAGTGGATCGTGCGGGACAGCGGGCAACTATTCTCGCACTCTGCCCTTAATTCAGCCTATGGGCTGGGCACCGAGATCGCGCCAGCCGGTGCCACCGGCACCAAGTCTGCCGCAAACATCTTGGTCAACAGCGGGCTGGTCCAGCAGGTGATGGGCCATACCTATCTGCCGGGGAAGCCCACCCTTGCGACCTGGGCGCACAATGGCCGCAGTGCCTTCTACTACAACCGCTGGACTGATTCCGAGCACCGCCTGCCATCAAGCGCCACCGACGATGACGTGCGCCCGTGGCTCGACCACGTAGCCTATCTGTTCGACGATGAGGAAGACCGGGAGTATCTGCTGGATTTTCTGGGGCATATTGTCCAGCACCGGGGCCGCAAGATCCGATGGGCGCCAATCATTATTGGCAACCAAGGTGTGGGCAAAGACTTGTTCTTACGCCCCCTGCTGTTTGGGCTGGCGCACAATGCCCAGACGGTGCAGCCGCAGGATCTGACTGCGCGCTTCATTGACTTCTTTGAGCGGGAACTGGTGGTGGTCGAGGAGATGCTGCGCTTCGAGAAGAACGAAGTGTACGAGCGCATGAAGGCGATTATCTCGGGCACGGCGAGCGACACCATCACCATCGAGAAGAAGTTTCGGATGCCCTATGAGATTCCGAATCTGGTTAACTTCGTGTTCTTCTCCAACCACGAAGACGCCATCGCCCTGTCGCACGATGACCGCCGTTTCTTTGTGATCTCGACCCACGCCAAGGCCCGCCCCGATGCCTATTACACTGCCCTGGCGGATGAGTTCTACCTGGAGCAGGAGGGGTGGAAGCGGGTCTTTGTCTGGCTGCGGCAGCGGGATGTCAGCCGGTTTAATCCAAACCACCGGCCCAAGATGACCGAAGCGAAGGTCGAGATGATCAGCGAGGGTCAACCCTATGCCGCGCGCTGGTTGTCCGAGGAGTTGCAGACAGGTGCGTGGAAAGGTCGCAGCATCCTGTCAGCATCTGAGATCATGGACAGGTGTGCGACTGATTTCTCCATCCCAGAGGCCGTGCGCAGCAGTTTGAAGTGGTCCAACCAGATCACGAACGCTATGCGCTTCGCACAATGGCACCGCCGAAGCAAACAGGTGCGCCTCGGGAACAAGCCGGATCGCCCGTGGTGCCGTACAGCAGAGATCGCAGAGGGGGACGGGGAATTGCTGCGCGCACGGTATAAGGCAGAGAAAGAAGGGAAGATTTCCAATGCCCGTTGATTACACGCACCGGAGGGTGGTGAATCTTCTCCGCGAGCGCGGGATTGGCAAGGCAGACGCGGAACTGATCGCGTCTGCCGTGCTCGACTTGATTAGTGCTTTATCAGCCAGTTCACGATCAAAGTAATGCCGGAACCCAGCACTGCCGCGACACCCATAAAAACCCTGGTGCCGCCCTTCATCTGATCAAAGCTGGTGCGGATTTCCCGCAGGTCGGTTTTTATCTCATCCATGGAGCGGGCCAGATTCTTCAGGTCCGCTTCCATCTTGCCGAGATCGCGCTGCACGTCATCGCTCATCGGGCCACACCCTTCAGCTTCTCAAAACTGCGCATGGCGCCCAGACCGAGCATACCCAGGGTCAACTCCATTAGGCCATTATCTAGCACGGGCTTGAGGGGCACGTCATACCCGAACACTGCCACTGCCCAAGACGCCATGGGGAACCCGACATAGTTCCAAGCAAACGCTGCGCCGCATGTCCAGCCCAGAAATGGACGCCAGCCCGATACGAAGATGTTCGTATGGGCGGCTTCCACCTTGTTGATTTCTGCCTGCTGGGCACCCTGCTCTGCGGCAAACTTCAGCATGTCCTGCTGCATTTGCAACTCAGCGGCCTGCCTGGCGGCGGGGTCTGGAATGTAGGACAGAACCTTGTTGATGATGGGCGTGATGCCGCCCAACAGGTCGAGGATCATGGTTAGTTCCCTTCATCCAGAGAAACGCCAGACGCCGCACCGATGTAGGTTCCTGCGCTGATCAGCCCGACATCATAGGCTTTGCGGGCAAGGGCACGGGCCGTTGCCGGGGGCACACCAGCACCGGCTTTCTGCATCAACTGGCCTGCAAGTTTCGGGTCGAGCATGGCGTCCACCAGCAGCCGCTGCACGTCCCCTTCAGGCATCTTGTATAGCCAATTAATCGGCTGAACCACGGTCTGCATTAGACTATTCGCTGCCATGCTTTCACCAAACATGTTGCCGATGATGTTGGCGACAGACAGATTCTTGATGCTGCTGGACCCCGGCGGCATGACCCCTGGCGCAGTGGGTGCGGCTGCGCGGTTAAGGTCTTCTAGGATCGCGTTCACATTCGCACGCTGGCTCGGGCTTAGGCGCGCCAGATCCTCCGCACGGCTCGCAAGAGCCTGCTTAAACTTTGCCTGCGACAACACGTCGAGATTAGTTGCCACATCTGGCACTGCCAAAGTGGCCCGTTCCCGCACCGCCTGAAGCCCTTCCATCTGGTCAATCGGAATGCTCATTTTGCGGTACTGGTTCATGTAATCCCGGTAGCCTGGCGCAGCGGATTCAATGGCATCATCAAATGTGGATTGGACATTCCCCAAAACTTTGCTAGCCAGTTTATAATCGGCTCGTTCCGCCGACAGCTTACCGGCCCGCGCATCTACAAGGTCTTGGCGGATAGAATAGAGGGCACGCGGATCAATCAGGCCGGTGTCCTTGTCCATTGACCCAAGCACCTGCGCCTTGAAATCGTTGAGTGCGTTCTGAACGGTCTTCCGCTTGTTGCCTGGATTGGCGAGCAGGGTGTCGATCTGTCCGATTACGCCCTTGGCATCCGCTGCACCGCTGCCTAGGTCGAAGGCGTCCTCGCGCATGGGTGCAGTGATGGCATTCCGCTTGGCTACGGCATAGTCCAGCGCAGGGCCTCGCTGCGCGGCTTTTTCTGCATTGCCGAAAGCCATGCGGTCCAGCAAAGCTATCCGCGCAGCGTTCTGTTCGCTGGCCCGTGCGGCGAATAAGTTCTCTGTATCCAGCGTGGACCGTATCGGGGTCTGAAGCCCAGCCAAGCCGGGATCGCGTGCAATCCCCGAAGTCATCGGCTTGCTGCCGGGGACGATCTCGCCTCCACCTGCCAGCAGCCGCTGCATGGCAGCAGAAGGGTTGGTTGCGAAGCGGTTGAGCACGCTGCCTGCCAGGCGCTCCTTGCCCGACTGGAAGAACGGATCGACCAGCGTCTTCGTAACGCCAAAAGCCCGCCCCGCTGCTGGCGCCAAGGGGCCAAGGACCAACCCTGCCGCTCCCGGAGCGGCGGCGCTCTCCAGCCGCGACCCTACGTTGTCTTCACCAGACATGAACCCACCAACCGCACCTTCTGCGCCGCCCAGAAGGCCCGCACGAATCATGGACGGAACCACCGCAGGCGCAGTCCTGGCAATCGCCGGCCCTGCTACTGCGGCGCCACCGGCACCGCCTGATGGAAGGGTTGCGAGCGTTGCGCCCACCGCCGGGACCAGCGCCCCCGCAACTTCTGCCACACCAGCCTTGAATGGGTCGGTGCGCTGATACTCCTGATTCGCAAGCCGCACGCTGGAAAGGGTTTGCCCATACCCTTCGGCAGCGGTGCGCGCGTCAGCGGGAGTCACGGCGCGACCCAAACGGGTGGAGATCATCGCTGGCAGCAACCCGCGCGCCAGGGCTTCAATCTCATCCGCCGCGCCAAGAGTTGCGCCCTGCGCGAACAGGCGCACGGGGCCTGGCTCGGTTACGACAGGGCCGGCTTCGCGCTTCTTGGCGAGAGAGTCCACCACGCGGTCAACGGTGAACCCCTCCTGCTTCAGGTAAGCCTGCACGTCAATGTCGGGGGCGCCAGCCTGCTGGAGCGTGCGCAGGTTGGCCTGGATGCGGTCAAGATTATCAGCCATCACTGCGTTCCTTGTTTCGGGACCAAGTTATATTTCTCAAAAATGCTTCCACCCTTTGGCGCAGCGGGGGCAGTTACCCCACCCGCAGGAGGCGGGGCCGCTCCACCCGCAGGGGGCGGGGGCGCGCCACCCGTGGCGGCAGGGCCAGCACGCAGGCGCAGGGCTTCGAGGTACATCAGCATGCTGCGGGATTTCTGCTCTATAACCGCATCGCTATCGCCAAGCTGCGGGGTAAGTTCGCGGATCTTCTGCGCTGCTTCTTCGTTGTTCACGCCGGCGCCCGTTGCGGCACGCAGCACCGCCTCCGAGAACGAAGACGCCCCCTGCAAATACTGCTGTTGCGTTGCGGATCGCACGACGTTGGCCGCAGCCGGACTGACCGCTCCCACGGCGGAAGCAATCAAACCGGGATCTGCCGCATTAGGGTCGGCTTTGAGGGCATCTATCATGTTCTGGTAGGCAGTAGACGCCTGCATCAGCCAGCCGCCCGCCTTGGCCTGATCCTCGGTGGGCTTGGCAGAGGCCGCAGGGGCACCGCGCATCTGCGTGCCATCTGGAAGCAGCACAGGGGTCGCCGTACCGTCGCTGGCAACATTGAACAGCAAGCCCTGATCATTGGCTTGGATCTTTCCGGGGCCACCGCGACCCTGATCCAGACGCGCCTGTGCGAGGGCGTTGGCCTGCGCAGTGCCAGGGGCGATACCCTTGGGCACGGTGGATACCACTTCGCCGGTATCGGCACGCACCCGCTGGATCACGTTGCCCAGGTCGCGCTCAAAGAACGTCGGGGGCTTGGCCGCTGCTTCAACCCGCGCCAGAGTGCCACGCTGCAAGATCTCTTGCGCGGTGGATGCGTCCATGCCGGCGGGGCTGAAACCATATTTAGTCTGGAAGGCAGCAGGGTTTTCCATTTCCTTCTGAATGCCCGCCAGGGTGTTGGCTTTGCTCTGCGCGGTGCCAATCTGGGACGCCAGCAGCCGCTGCTGCATGGCCTGGGAAATACCCTGCTGGTACTGGCCGGGGATATTGCCCAGGCCCGCCAGAATCTGCGCCCGCTGATCAGGCTGCATCCGCTGACCGGCAGCAAGCAACGTCAATCCTGCCGAACCAAGAGACTGCATCTTGGCGTCGTACAGTTGCTGCTGCGTAATGCCGTAGCGCGGATCAATGGCCTCGGGGTCCGCAGGACCGGCAAAGAAGCCGCTGATGGAGTCGAGCAGACCAGCCATAATTACGCCCTCGCATTCTGGGAGTTATTGGAAGTGCGCGCATACTGATTGGCCTGGGTGGTCGTTGGCGCATCGCGCGCATCGGTTACCTTGCCGGTCTTGGGGTCCATCCGCACGTTCTGGAAATAGTCCGACGTAAGACGGTAGTACTCATTCGGGTCAAGGGTGCCGCCCCCGCCGATAGGCAGAGGCACCGCCGTGAATGCAGGCATATTGGTGGAAAGCAGGCCCATCTGCTGGGCAGTCGGCTGCGCGAGCAGGCCAGGCTGCGCCTGCTGGAGCAAAGACTGCTGGAACAACTGCGACAGCGCCTGATGCGCAGGGCCGTAATACTGCTGCGCGGGCGTAGCCTGGGGGAAGGCCATAGGCTGCTGGGGCGCGCCCTGCTGCTGAAGCGCCAGGGCCTGCCGGATTACGTCCAGATCATTGTAGCCTGCGGGGTAATCGATCATTGGAACAATCCTGTCAGCAGGTTGGGGTCATACCGGAACTGCTGCCCGCGATAGGCAGAGATCTGCGGCGCCTGAATCTGGGGCGGGGGTGTTTTGGACGCAGAAAGCAGGCCCATGCCAAGCGATGCCAGCCCCGCCATATTGCCCATGCCGCCGCCCGCGCCGGTAAGACCTTCCTTGGCGGTGATCGCGCTAGGCGGCGCCTTGCCGGCGAGGAAAGCCGCCTTACCGGCTTCCGCGTTCATCTGCGAGTTGGGCATCGCCGCCGACGCCATGCGGTCATCACGGGGCATGCCCATCGCAATCCCCTGCGGGGCGGGCATCCCGGCAGGCATGCCCTGTGCCATGCCCTGCGGCATCACCATGCCGACTGGACCGGTGGGCATGCGCCCCTGCCCCTGCGGACCCATCTGGGCAGGGGCGGGCATCCCCGGCGCTGCCGGCTTGTTGCCCTGCCCCGGCATGCCGCTGGTGCTCATCTGGCTGAACAGTGCGCGGGGGTCGATGCCATTGGCCTGCGCGAAGGCAATGATCTGCTGAAGAATCGGGTCCATCTCTTAACTCCCCAACAGACCGATAAGGCCACCCGCAGCCGCGCCCCAAGGCCCGAACTGTGCGCCTGCAAGGGCGCCACCGGCAGCGCCCATCAGCGGGCTGCTGGAGCCACCTGGCGCAGTGGTGGTCTGCGTCTGGCCGTAAGGGGTCATGCCCAGCGCCTGGAGCGGAATTTGAAGCTGCTGGAGCGGGAACTGTTGCTGCTCGGTATACAACTGGCGCAGGGCGTCAAGCTGGCGCTGGTTCTGTGCAGAAATGGCATCCTGCCCAGTCATCGCCGCAGCGGTTCCCTTCAGGAAAGAGTTCTGGCCTTGTTCCGCAAGCGTGCCCAAGCCAAGCGCACCGGCAAGATTCAACTGCGCACCAGTCAGACCGGCGGACTGGTTGGACTGCTGCATCTGGAAATTGCGCTGGAGGTCATTGGTCGCAGCGGCCTGGGCCTGCGAAAAGTTCTGCGCCATCAACTGCGCTGCGAGGTTGCCCGCACCAGAAGCAGCGTTGGCGTTGGTCACGCCTTCAGAAATACCCTGGCGCGAGCCACCAAACGCACCGGATTTAAGCGCGGTATCCCCGACCTGATTCAGGGCCTGCATCCGCTGCTGATCCAGCGCGGACAGGCCGCTGTTAATCACGTTCTGGGTATACGGATTCATGTAGCTAGACAGATCAGTATTTGCGAGGTAGCCCGCATTGATCTGGCTGGGCTGGTAGTTCCCGACGTTTGCCGCTTGGCTCTGCGCATAGGCAAAGGCGGGGTTGGTCGAACCGACGTTGCCTTGCAGGGCATTGATGTTGCCCATCTGGGCGTCGGTCATGCCAGCAACACGCTGCCCCTCGTAGGGGCCAAGCATGTTGGCTGAAACGTCGTAAGCCGCAGCCAGGTTTTTCTGGCCCGCTGCGTCAATCCACGCAGGCAGTTTTACCTTGCTGGTCTGGGTCTGCGACCCGCCACCACCACCGAACAGACTGCCCATTGCTCATTCCTCCCAAGGATCAAAAGTGAAGACAGAGTGCGTTTTCCGCCAACCTGTTTTCGGAAGCACCCGCTCCCACCCTATCCGCCCCGAAGCCGTAATCGCCTTGCAGGCATGCGCGCGAGCGAACTGCGCCATGTTCTCCCGCAGCGCCACAACCGATTCCATTTCACCTGCTACCACAAAACAGTGAAGATTCTTGCAGCGGGGGTAGACCTGAATCTCGGTGATCGCCACACCGCCATTGTTCCAGTGGATTTGGAAATGGCCGTCAATCAAACCTTGTCGGATATCGTCCCATGTGTGGGTGTCCCCACCATGCTTCAGCGCCTTTTCGATGCGCTGCACGATCTCATCCGGTGGCAGGCCGTTAGATGTCTCTGGTTTTACCACTGTTTACCGTCGTTGTCAGCGTTCCCGTATTTGATACCGTGACGCTATAAACCGTGCCGTTTGGCGCTTCGAGCAGGATGCGCGGGACGCTCTGATCTTTCGACACCGTTGAAACGAAGGTTTTTCGCAGGATGTCCAGAATCTGGACAACGTACTGCTGTGTGATCTGCCCCGGCGGGACAGGAAAGTTAACGATCATCGCCGACCCCCTGGAACAACGTCAAAGCGCATCTTGCCTACGCCGAACTCACCATCCGCAGCGGCAGTGAAGCGGATACGGGCTTCTCTGGCGTTCACCCGCACGTCGGTATAGCCATCTGTGCGGGGGGTGTAGGGGCCGAAGGTGCGCTCGGTGCCTTCTGGCGCGAATTGACCATACATTGTGATGTTCAGCGAGGTTGTTCCGGTGCCGGTGGCCGGTAGAACCTGGCGCACCTCAACCATGGTCTCCCCGTTGCCCAGCCCCAGTGCGCCAGTCTCAGCATAGACCTGGCCCACCCTGGAGACACCCGCGTCGGTGTACCCGACTTCGTGCTGATACATGTTGCCGTCGCTGGCGCCCATGTAGGGGTATTTCCAGACCTCTGCCGGTGCCATGGCACTGCGCGACAGGTATCCCCAGGCCCACCAGTTCTCCTGGTAGTTCCAGATCACATATCGGTTGGCCTCGGTGTTGCCGATGGTCGGGTAGAAAAACCATATTTCGGGGAACACGGCATTGTGGCAGGCGTGGATGCGCAGGGGGCCACTGGATGGGTCGAGTTCCGCCATGATGTCGTTGAAGATTGGGCATTCAAGGGGCTGCACGAACCCACCGGAATAGACCTGAAACCCGTCCCGCGACATCCAGACGGCTTTACCGTTGAACGTGGCGATGCCGTCAGGGTGGAACATCTGGGTGTCAGAAACCCGCTGGAATCCGTAGATGTACGGGGTGCCCACATACTGCGCGAGATAGATGTCGGTGAGCGAGAAGATCAGGATGCCTTCCTTGACCTTGACGCCCTTCAGCAGTGGGGTGCGGGTGGACAAATCGAGGAAGCCGGCAGTGTTGACGGTGCTGGCATAATTCCAGTCGGTGTAATCTTCCCTGGAGGACCACGCGACCCGTCGAGCATTGCCGCCCGTGCCGCCGGTCTGCCCGACCACAAAGACGTGGCGTTCATCTGTCACCAGCACGGAGTTGTTGCCTACGGGGGCAGTCGAGATCACGGTCGGGGCCGTGGTCGCAGCGGAGGAATCGTAATAGAACAGGCGCCCATCGCTGTTGGCGGTCAAAATTACGTCCTCGCCCCAGTTCCCGAATGTCCAATAGGCCATCGGGGAATAGATGGGGGAAGGGGCTGGGCGCGCATCGCCGAAGTCATATTCACCATAATCAAACGTGCCGTAACCGCCATTGCTGCCGATGCTGGCAAGCGTAACGAAGCTGGCTGGGGTAACATCTGTGTACCCGCCGGTATCGGTGTACAGTTTGGAATCAGTCCCAACCAGCACGAAGCGATTGTTGGTGTTGTCCCGGTAGGGGAACACCTTGCGCACGGCTCCTGTCAGGGCGGAACTGGTCAGCCGCTCGTTTCCCTGGATGGGAACCAGAGACCCAGACTGCCACCGCACCAGGTTGGTATCCCACCACGCACCGGGGGTGTCGTAGGGGGAATTGTTCCGCTCCATGCCGGGGGGAAGCTGCACGGGGATGATGGGCATTTATGCCGCCATTTCTGCGGCACGGGCCGCCACAGTCTGCACTCGCTTGGTCCAGCCGCGCCCAAAGGCCCTGAAGGTGGGCAGCGTTTCCAGATACCGCTGCCGTGCGGAACACAGTCGCTGCGAAAACCATTTCGGGTCCACGGCATGGATCGCAGCGAGGGTCACCGGCCCGAACATGCCATCCTGCGTGACATCCACGATGCTCTGGGCGTACCGGATCGCGCGATTCACGCCAGAGTTCACCGCGAAATCAAACATGGCGTAATCAACGCCAGCCGGCAGATCGTCGCCTTTCACGCGGTCCCAATAAGCGTCCTTGTAGAAAGGCGCCACCGTCTCGGGCGTAAGGGCACGGATGTCCGCCTCAGTGGCCGGTTTACCAGACCATTTCCCCCAGGCAAGCGCAGTCACGCCCAGGTTGGTCATGCCACCAGGATCGTCCGCATGGTTGCTGTATCCGCCTTCGGATTCCAGCAGCCATGCCATGCAGCGGGGGAAGTTCTCGCGCATCAGAAGAAACTCAGAAACATGTTTGTATTTGGCGTGTAGGTGATGATGATTAGGCCGTTTCGACCCGCTCCACCAGTGCTGGAAATGCCGCGTGAACCGCCGCCAGCAGCGCCATACAGACCGCCAGCAAGTCCATTACCACCGCCGGCAGCGACGTAGCCACCGCCACCACCACCAGAACCATATCCCGAACCATATTCAGTGCCCGCACTGCCAGCAGAACCACCGCCACCGCCTGCGCCGCCCAATCCTGCATCGCCGCTGCCGCCAGAGGTAGTGCTGCCGTCATTACCGGCACCAGACCTGCCAGCCGCACCGCCGCCGCCACCGCCGCCGCCAGAGGTTCCGTTTGCTCCAGAACCACCATCATACTTGGTTGTGCCAATGGAAGCCGCCGCCGTGCCACCAGCAGCGCCAGTACCATTGCCACCATTGTTGATGGGAGCGGACCCGCTGCCGCCCTTTGCCCCGACACTTGATGCTGCCAGAGACGCGCCATTGAAATAAGTGTCACCGCCCGTCGTACCAGCGTTGTTGTTAACCCCGCCAGCACCGCCCGCGCCGATGGCAATAGTGATTGACGCACCGGGAGATAGAGAAAGGTTCGTTATCTCTGCATAGGCGCCAGCACCCGCACCGCCAGCCCTGCCTCCGCTGCCGCCACCAGAACCACCAGCGCCGCCGCCGGCACCGATAACCTCAATGGTATTAACCGCACTGAAATCAAGGGGAACAGTCCAAGTCGTTCCAGTAGTGAGGTAGACGATTGTGTCTGCCATTATACCTCAACCTCTTTAGGGGGCGTGGGAGGGCCTTCGGGAGCGGTAACGCCTTCAGGAGGGGGCGGGTTGGGGTCAGAGAACGTGTTGGTGGCGGGATCGTATATCCAACCAATGTCGCACGGCTCCCCATCAACGATGCCAATCAAAACGCATCCCTCGGGGGGCGGATCAATGGATGGATCAGCCACAATAATATTCACCACAATCAGTGCATCTTGGCTCACAACAGCGCAGTTCATCATGGCCCCCTTACGCCTGAGTAGCTACCGCAACAGCGTCCCACTTCGTATCTGCCGCGTTGTATATGCAGCCAACGTAAGTGGTCTTGGAGATCACAGTAGTGGACGGCAGAGACGCGCCAACCCCTCGATAGATCGCATTCCAAATCAGTGCGCGAGCCGTCCCGTTGTCCTTGATGCGAATAATTAGCTTTTGCCCATCCAGAGGAGTGCCGGTCGGGACACCGAAAGTTGCCGCCGCAGCAAGCGCGGTCAGGTTGTACTGGTCTGCGGTCGAAACATCGGGTGTCGGAGTTGCGCTAGACGCAGTGCTGACCACGCGAGAGTTAATCCGCTTGTTGGTCAGCGTTTGCGTGGCGTCCAGCACCGCCACCGTCCCTGAAGCATCCGGCAGTGTGTAGGTGCGGGTGGTCGCAGTGGTGATGCTGGCCGCGCTGAACTGGGCCACCTTAGTCGAGTCCGTACCGTCCTTGATATAGGTC